TAAATATAAGTTCAATTGATGAACCAATGACAAATTATATAACATAATGTATTTTCCAAAAAATAAAATAAAAACTAATTTATATGCTGGTAAAGGAGAATTTTATTATGCTGATAATTTATCTTCATTTACAGGATATTACTACTCTCTATACAATGGAAAATATTTTGAAGGTAAATCCCCAATAAAAGGAAATAGAGAAATAGTCCCTGCATCATTAACTGAAACTGAAACTCAAATATCAACCCTTGGCACCCTAGAAAACCCTCCAGGATATTCAAATGATAAAACATCCTTAATTATAACTAATTCTCAAGTAAGAAAATTACCTTCTTTTTATTACCCCCAACCAACAGAAAAAGATTATACAACAGGCCAATTTAGAAGATATTTTTGTAAAAAAGTAAATGAAAACATATTTTTAGAAATTAATAAAACAGATTACAATGCTTTATTTAATAAAGATCCTAATTATGTTTTTTCATTATATACACCTCTTTACTTATATTGGTACTTAACAGGTGATAAAGACCAAGTAGCAACAATCAATAAACGAGTAACCTTACAAGCACAAAACCTATTACAATTACCTAGTTTAGGTAAATTTGTAGAAAATATAGGAGGTTATTTAAAATTCTATAAGTAACTTGGTAATACAAAACCTTGATAGTATATTAACGACAAATCAAGGTTATGTTTTGGTTAATAGAGAAAGAAGAACATTTAGATTATCTTAAAGAAAAACCCATTCATGAGGCGTTTGTTGAGATAATTCCATATCATAATAATGTTCATCCTGCTTTAAACGACATTTCATTAGTTTATATTAGACCGTTTAATGACACTAAAGGGTATATGTTATGTGTTGACCATAGTGAGACTTCCTCATTAAATAAAACGTTAATAAGTGGTATACTACAAAATATAAAGCGAGTATGGGTACGGGATAAAAAGACAGCATTATATTATTTTCCAATTAAAAGCCTGTTCGACCTAACACCACTTAACCCTACGTATATACAAAAAGAAACACCAATCAATAACTTTATTTACTCTAAAAAATACAATAAACCTAATAGACTAATTCCAGTAAGTAAACATTATGAGGAATGTGAGAATATTTATAATCAAGTTCATAGTGTTATACCTAAAGAGTTACCTTCATACTTTGATTTTTACAACAACAAGGTAGTTTTAGCATTTTTTGGAATAGAAAAGAATGGACTACAAATAGATAAAGATAAATTTTATAAACATTATGAACCTAATGAAGAATACTATTCAATACAAGACAGCAGAATTTACACCAGTTACAATTTGGCTACAACAACTCGTAGACCAAGTAACTCTTTTAACGGCATTAACTTTGCCGCTTTAAATAAAGAAAATGGCGCAAGGAGGAGCTTCATATCGAGTCATGGGTTTGTGGAACTTGATATTAGTGCATACCATCCCAATCTTGCTGCTCGTTTGGTTGCCATGGATTTTGATGGACAGGATGTTCACCAAACGTTTGCCGACCTCTATGGGGTCTCATATAAAGAGGCAAAAGAGCTTACATTCAAACAACTTTATGGTGGTGTATTTAAAGAATATGCGCATTTGGAATTTTTTCAAAAAGTTAGCAAGTTTATTGAGGAAAAGTGGAGAGAGTTTCAAGAGCAAGGAAAAGTAGAAGTTCCCATATCTGGATACTTTTTTTATAAAGACAAATTGGAAAATATGAATCCACAAAAGCTGTTTAACTATATGTTACAGAATGTGGAAAGTGCTGTAAACACGTATATATTGATGGATATACATAAATTGTTAAGAGGGCGTAAAACTAAGATAGTTTTATATACTTATGACAGTTTTTTATTTGAGGTTGGAGAAGGAGAAAATGATATTGAGATTGAGATAAATAAAATTTTTAAAAAATATAAATTACAAACAAAAACAAGTTATGGAGACACATACGATTTTACAGGAAAATGACCATATGTATTGGGGATACGATTTTGAACCAATACGATTGACGGACGTGAATAATAAGTTATTTTGTACCTTTACCAGCTTAGAAGACTTAGAGACACTCATAAGCGGGATTACAAGCTCTTATTCTATAATGTATAATAAAATGTTTGTTTTGTATGTTAAAAGTACAGACGAATATGTAGTTACTTATAATGTAGAGCAAGGTAATGTTAATTCAATACCTGACAATACAATCTTAGTACATAGAAAAAAAGATACCAATACACTATATACAATTAATGCTTTAAATGAGTTGATTAAAAAGTTAAATGGTGGTGTGGTTGATCCTAAGTATAGAGTAGAATGGCAACATTATAGAAATTGTATTTTGTTAACCAACCATAATGAGTTAAAGCAACTTAATACAAAGATCTATAAGATCATTGAGCTTTAACTTGGCCATTAAAATTAGTTTTATTAAATTACAGTTATGGATATTAATGCTATTAAACAACGACTAAACAGTTTACAGTCATCAAACAATTCTAGCAAGAAAGAAAAAATTGACTATTCCAAAATTTATTGGAAACCAAGAGAAGAAGGTAAATTCCAAATTCGTATTGTACCTTCAAAATTTGATTCTTCTAACCCTTTTAAAGAAGTATTTGTACATTATGGTATTAGTAAATACCCTATGTATGCTTTAACTAATTGGGGTGAAAAAGATCCTATTGTTGAATTTTGTTCTCAATTAAGAAAAACAAATGACAAAGAAAATTGGGTTCTAGCTAAAAAATTAGATCCTAAAATGAGGATTTTTGCACCTGTAGTAGTTAGAGGTGAGGAAGAAAAAGGTACCCGTTTATGGGAATTTGGTAAGGAAATTTATATGCAATTGTTAGGTATTGCTGATGATGAGGATTATGGTGATTTTACAGACATCAATGAAGGACGTGATTTTACAGTTGAGGCCGTTAGAGGTGAAATCGCTGGACGTCAAGGTCTAAAAACATCAATTCGTGTTAAACCTAAAACTACTCCTTTGAGTACAGATGCTAAACAAGTTGAATTGTTCTTAACAGAACAACCAGACATTCTAGAAGTTCAACGTAAAAGAACTTATGATGACATGAAAGAGGCTTTACAAAGTTGGTTATCACCAGATGAGCCTGAAGAAGGAGATATAATTGATGATGAAAAAGATCCAGAACCAATTTCAACTCCTAAGAATGAGAAAGTATACACTATGAATACTCCAGCTCCTTCTAAAACATCTAAAGCAGATCAATTTGATTCATTATTTGATGATGAAAGTGATGATGATTTGCCATTTTAATTAAAAAAATTATATGCCAAGAAAAAAGAAAAATGAATCACTGACGGCGGCAGTCTCAGCAGAGATTAAAGCTAATTTTGACCTTAGTAAATTTAAGGAAAAAAAGATGCTTAACGGTAATGTTAAGTTTAAAGAACAACAGTGGATTCCACTTTCCAAGGCATTTCAAGATGTAACAAGCGTGCCCGGTATTCCAACCGGGCATATTGTTCTTCTTCGTGGACATAGTGATACAGGTAAAACTACTGCTTTAATTGAGGCAGCAGTTAATGCCCAAAAAATGGGTGTATTACCTGTATTTATTGTTACTGAAATGAAATGGAATTGGGAACACGCTATGCAAATGGGTTTACAAGTGGATCTAGATGTAGATGAAGAAACAGGTGAGGTAAATAATTACAGTGGTTTCTTCTTATATGCTGATAGAGAAAATTTAAATACTATTGAAGATGTAGCTGCTTTTGTTTTAGATTTAATGGATGAACAGAAAAAAGGTAATTTGCCTTATGATTTATGTTTTTTATGGGACTCAATTGGTTCTGTTCCTTGTGAGATGTCTGTTAAATCAAATAAAAACAATAATGAATGGAACGCAGGTGCAATGTCTACTCAATTTGGTAATAATGTAAACCAGAAAATTACTTTATCACGTAAAGAATCATCACCTTATACTAATACATTAGTTTGTGTTAATAAAGTTTGGACAGCAAAAGCTGAAGTGCCTATGGGTCAACCAAAACTAATGAATAAAGGAGGATTTGCTATGTGGTTTGATGCTACATTTGTAATTACTTTTGGTAATATTTCAAATGCTGGAACATCTAAAATTAAAGCAATTAAAGATGGTAAACAGGTAGAATTTGCTAAACGTACTAATGTTCAAATTGATAAAAACCATATAAATGGAGTAACAACCAGGGGTAAAATTATTATGACACCACATGGTTTTATTAATGACAATGATAAAGAAATTAAATCTTATAAAGATGAACATGCTAGTGAATGGATGAAAATCTTAGGAGGAATGGATTTTGATATCTTTGAAGAAGATGATAGTTTTGAAACAATGCAAACATTTGAAAAAGAGCCAGATTAATATTTGGCTCTTCACTTTTTTAATGTTATCTTATAATCAATGAATAAAAAAGAACTTCTTAAATTATTTGAAGAAATGGAAAAAGAAGATCCTGTTAGTGATAGACATGATAGGGTACTTCTGATAGATGGACTAAATTTATTTTTTAGAAACTTTACAACTATTAAATATGTTAATGAGGCAGGAGCTCATGTTGGTGGTTTAGGAGGTTTTATTCGTTCATTGAATTTTTTAATTAAACAGGTACAACCAACATCTGTTTATGTAGTATTTGATGGAGTAGGTTCTTCTACAAATAGGAAGAATTTACTCCCTGAATACAAATCAGGAAGAAATTTAACTAGAATAACTAACTGGGATATGTTTGAATCATTAGAAGATGAAAATGATTCTAAAGTTGACCAATTAGTTAGATTAATTCATTACCTAAAATGTTTACCTGTTAAAACAGTTAGTATTGATAAAGCAGAAGCTGATGATATTATTGCTTATTTGAGTAAAAAATTACCTGAAAAGAATAATTCCCAAGTGTTTATTGTTTCTAATGATAGAGATTTTATGCAGTTAGTTAGTAAAGATGTTATCTTATTTAGACCAGCTGATAAAGAATTTTATGATAAAAATACAGTTAAACAAAAATTTGGAATACTAGTTGAGAATTTTATCCTATATAAAACATTATTAGGAGATAATTCAGACAAAGTTGAGGGTGTAAAAGGTTTAGGTGAAAAAGGATTAAAGAAAAAATTTCCTGAATTAGCAGAGAAACCAATGACATTTGATGAGTTAATAGATATGTGTGCTGAGAAACATAAAGAAAATATTACTTATTCAAGAGTGGTTTTTGACGCTGAAAAATTAAAAAGGAATTATAAAATAATGGACTTAAGTAATCCTATAATTAGTCATAATGATGAGTTATTTTTGGATGAGTTTATTGATGAAAAAATTCCTAAATTAAATTTAAGAGCATTTATGAATCTGTATAATGAAGATGGTTTAGGAAAAACTATCTTAAGAACAGAAGAAGTAATAAATGACGTTTATAAAGTATTAAATAGTTTTAGTAAATAAGTTATATGACATTAAATAATTTGAACGCCTATGGTACTGGTTTTCAAATCAAGGTATTGTCTTCCTTATTAACACATAAAGAATTTCTATTGAATATTCAAGATGTGTTAACTGAAGAATACTTTGATAATCAGGCCCATAAATGGATTATTAAACAAATCCTAGAGTATTTTAATAAATACCATACAACACCCTCAATGGATGTTTTAAAGGTTGAGTTGAAAAAAATTGATAATGAAGTACTTCAGTTATCAATTAAAGAACAACTTCGTGAAGCCTATAAAGCATCTGATGAGGATTTAAAATATGTTGAAGAAGAATTTTCTAATTTTTGTAAAAATCAACAGCTTAAAAAAGCGTTATTAACAAGCGTAGATTTTCTTAATGCCGGAGATTATGATTCTATAAGGTCAATGATTGATAACGCCTTAAAAGCGAGTCAAGACAAAAATATTGGTCATGAGTATAATAAGGATACTGAATCAAGATATAGAGAAGATTATAGAGTAACTATTCCAACTCCTTGGGAACCATTTAATGAATTATTAGCTGGAGGATTAGGAGGAGGTGACTTTGGTTTAATATTTGGTAGTCCAGGTGGAGGTAAATCATGGTCATTAGTTGCTTTAGGTGGTTATGCTGTTAAATTAGGCTACAATGTAATTCATTATACTTTAGAATTAGGTGCTGATTATGTCGGAAGACGTTATGACGCCTTCTTTACTCATGTACCTGTAAATAATATATTAAAAAATAAAGATAAAGTAGATGAAGTAGTACCTACATTAGAAGGACAGTTGATTATTAAAGAATATCCAACAGGAAAAGCATCAATGAGTACTATAGAATCTCATGTTAAAAAATGTATTGATTTAGATTTCAAACCAGATTTAGTGATAATTGACTATGTTGATCTTCTTCGTTCAAAAAGAAAAAATAGGGAACGTAAGGATGAGATTGATGATATTTATATTAGCACTAAGGGACTTGCTCGAGAATTAAATTTACCAATTTGGTCAGTATCTCAAGTAAATAGAGCTGGTGCAAAAGACGACATTATTGAGGGGGATAAAGCAGCTGGTTCTTATGATAAAATCATGATAACTGATGTTGCTATATCTTTATCAAGAAAAAGACAAGACAAAGTAAATGGTACAGGGAGATTTCACATTATGAAAAATAGATACGGTATGGACGGCCTAACGTTCTCTGTGAAAGCTGATACCTCTACAGGTCACTTTGATGTTTCTTCACAAGTAATGGATGATGATGAACCAGCCACACAAAGTCAAAATAATAGTACCTCTATCAATGGAATTGATTCAGTAGATAAGGCCCTTATTAGAGATAAATTTTTCGAACTAACAAATTAAACTTAAAAAAAACAAATGTTAACAACAGAATCACAAATTTTGTCGGAAATTACTACCCATCTCAAGTACGCTAAGTATGTACCTGAAAAAAACAGAAGAGAAACTTGGGATGAACTAGTAACCCGAAACAAAGAAATGCACATTAAAAAGTTTCCAAAACTAACTGAGGAAATTGAGGCCGCTTACAAGTACGTTTATGACAAAAAGGTACTACCATCAATGAGATCTATGCAATTTGCTGGTAAACCAATTGATATAAACAATGCTCGTATTTTCAATTGTTCTTATTTACCAATTGATGATTACAGAGCATTTTCAGAAATCATGTTTTTGCTACTTTCAGGATGTGGTGTGGGATATTCAGTGCAAACCCATCACATTGATAACCTACCTGAAATTAGAAAACCATTGAAGAAAAAACGTTATTTAGTAGGTGATTCTATAGAAGGATGGGCTGACGCAGTTAGAATGCTTATGAAAGCTTATTTCGGTATTATTTCATGGGCTCCAAATTTTGACTTTAGAGATATTAGACCAAAAGGTGCATCATTAATTACAGTAGGAGGTAAAGCTCCAGGACCAGAACCATTAAAAATTGCTCTTATTCAGGTACAAGCAATTTTAGACCGTAAAAGTGATGGTGAAAAATTAACATCTTTAGAAGCTCATGATATTATTTGTCATTTAGCTGATGCTGTTTTATCTGGTGGAATTAGAAGGGCTGCTCTTATTTCTTTATTTAATCTACATGACAACAATATGTTGACTTGTAAATTTGGAAATTGGTGGGAAACTAATCCTCAAAGAGGTAGAGCAAATAACTCAGCGGTTCTATTAAGAAATAAAATTAATAAAGATACATTCTTAGACTTATGGAAAAAAATTGAAGCATCAAATAGTGGAGAACCAGGTTTCTTATTTACAAATGATAAAGATGCTGGTACTAATCCATGTGCTGAAATTAACTTGAAAGCTAACCAATTTTGTAATCTTTGTGAGATTAATGCCTCAGACATTGAAACACAAGAAGAATATGATGCTAGAGCTAAAGCAGCGGCATTTATAGGAACACTTCAAGCTAGTTATACTGATTTCCATTACTTAAGAGATGTTTGGAAAAAAACAACTGAAAAAGAAGCATTGTTAGGTATTGGAATGACAGGTATTGCTTCTGGTGCTGTGTTCAAACTTGATATGAAACAAGCAGCTAAAGTTGCTAGTGATGAAAATGAAAGATTAGCTGGAATTTTAGGTATTAATAAAGCAGCTCGTGTCACTACAGTTAAACCATCAGGTACTACATCTTTA